GGTCGGGTTTCGCCTCTAAAGTTTCGGGCAATCGAGTCATGCGTACACGTATCACCAGCCCAAATCGCAAAAAATGCCTGGAAAATGGCGGAAAATAGCGTTAGTGTGTCCCTCAACAACCCCGCCCACAACCGGAGATTCGGATGACTTATGACCCTCACACTGGTGCTTTTGGCGATTTCCCTCTGTTTGATACTGGCAATGACGCTGATCCTTTTGCGATTCCAACAGATGATGTCCAAGATGACGGAACAGATGGTGATTCAGAGTGGAGCAAGCCAGCAGGAGATATCCCAAGTGGCCAAATCGGCAATATCACTTATGACCGAGGCGACAACGAAATCGTCGGCAGACCAACTTCGCTGGACAGAAACGATGGTGCTTGGACGCCAAGAGTCACCCCCGACGAGCGAAGAAACCTCGAGGAATCTGCAGATAGAAGCAGAACCGATACCGGGAATCGAAACGTTAGAAGGGCTGCCAGACAACATGAGGGAAGTTCTCGAGAGAGAGAAGAAGGAGACAGAACGCTTGCAACGTCTCTCACAGATGCCGCCGCAAAGCTTCGACGTTCCGTCACCGGCAACGAACGGACGTATGACCCCGACACAGCTACTCTCGGCGTGGACAGAGGGGTAGACCACTTCATCAAGACTGTTGCGGCTGGCAGCAAGCCAACTCACCTAGACCCTGAATCCTCTACCACTTTCACGCACCGGCAGGTACACGAGGTCGCTACCTTTCAAGAGGTCGACTTCGAGTGTGAGCTATACGCCGCCAAGATGAACGCAGCAGGCGACTGGCTCGTAACGTTCAAACTACCGTTTAGCTACCGCAGTGTTGTTACCGAGCTATCGGCTGCAGCCGGTATGAATCTGCGTACCAACATGAAGCTCGACGGGTTCGCGCAATGACTTATACCGAACTGTGGGAACTAGATGTCGAGTCCCCCGAATGGTTGCCCACAATAATAACCCGTCTGCTCGAGGTCGGCGTGCCACCTACCGCCATAAGCAAAGCATTTTATGTCGAAGTGGACGAGGTTAAAGAACTACAGACGAACCGACGTGTAGAAAAGTATGGAACCGCCGAACTAGCCGAGGCAGTCCACTACCTAATGTGGAAGGCGTATGAAGATACCCTCGATCTAATCAACACTGCACCCCCGGCTCGTCGGCTGCAGATAAATATGAATCTCCTGTCCAAAGCCCAAACCCTTGTCGGAAACCAGACTCCTGACGGTGTGTTACGAATCCAGGCAGAACTTGACGCTATGATGTCTGAAACCCGCCGAACGGACTCCGACCCTACCTCCTCGATCTATGAAACTGGCTCCGCTAATGCACCGCCTGACGATCCAGAAAAAGGATCTACAGGTGGAACGACTAGACCTGAATGAGCCGTTCGCGTGGGCGCAGAAGCTCCTCATAGAAGAAATCGAGCGGCAATATAATCTCGGGCTCCCCGTTCGCATCATCGTCCTAAAAGGCCGGCAACTCGGGGTCTCCACCGCGTCCGAGGGTGTACTGTTCAACTGGACTTTCATTCACCCCGGCACGAAATCATTGGTCATCGCCCACGAGACCAAAGCCGCACAACACCTCTTCGACATGACCAAACTCATGTGGGAGGAGTGGCCTTTCAAATCAGCCTTCCACGAGAAACACAACACGCAGAAGTCTCTTGGTTGGCAGGAAACCCGATCTACGATGTCGGTGGCCACCGCAAGAAATACTGGCTCAGGCCGGTCGTTCACTTACCATGCCGTACATTGTTCGGAGACAGCGTTTTGGGAGGACCCCGAAACACTAATGACCGGGCTTAACGAGTCGATTCCCGATAAGCACGGCACTATAGTTATCATCGAGTCAACAGCTAACGGTGTCGGCGGATTCTTCCACGAGGAATGGCTGCGGGCCAAACACGGTGAATCACAGTACGTCCCACTGTTCTTTCCGTGGTTCGACCATGAAGAATATTCGTTCCCCGAGACCACGCTGACCACTCGAGACTACACGTCAGTAGAGCGGGAACTAGCCGACCGCTTCAAACTTAATCCTGGTCAAATAGCATGGCGTCGATACAAGATCAAGAACGGAGACGAGAACAAGTTTAAGCAGGAGTACCCCTGCTCTCCCGAGGAAGCGTTCTTGACTACCGGCACTAACGTGTTCCCACTTGAGAGGCTAGATGACTGCTATGACCCGCAACGTGGAGTCACCGGAACCCTGGTCAATAACAACGGTCGAATCGAGTTCGTCAAGGACGCAACCGGACCCCTCACCATATTCTCTTATCCTGGCACTTCGCAACGCTCCAAGTACGTTGTCGCTGGCGACCCTTCTAGGACAGTGTACGGAGATGGGGCTTGCATCCAGATCATTAACCGTTACACATTCGAACAGGTTGCGGTATGGCATGGGCATGTTGATCCTGTCATCTTCGCTCACAAGCTCATGGAAGTGGCTTTCTATTACAACGAGGCACTTCTAAACGTCGAGATAGAAGGCCCTGGATATGCTGCTATCGGCGTGATCCAAGACCATGCCTACCCGAATGTATGGCAGCATCGTTGGCCAGACAAAGCACCCGGTAAACTCTCAACCTCCTATGGCTGGCAAACCAACTACCAGCGGAAACACTGGGCTATCTCTCAAGTCGTGTGGCTCCTCGGACAGAAAGCCTTGACAATCCACGACGATAGAACCTATGACCAGATGCAGACATACGTAAACCTGCCAAACGGGGAACTAGGTCCGGCGAGCTATAAAATGTACGATGACGCTGTGATGGCCTACGCAATCGCTATCGTCACCACCGTCACTGAGGGTCCGCTGGTTTACGAGTTTGTCAAGGAACACGAGCAGACGAACGACCTGTTCGACAAGCCACCGTGGGAGGCAGTGATCTAGTGCCGCAGTACCAGTACCGATGCCTAGCGTGTGGAAACAGCTACATGGTCACCGACCGACATAACGTTCCACCTTGCATGACGTGCGGAGCTAACCCCCGTCGAGTGTGGAACTTCAACTCTGGACGTTCCTTCCCCGAGCACTTCAACAATAGTGTTGGCGAGTTTGTCAGCAACAAGCGTCAGTTCTACGACGGGCTCAAGCGACAGTCCGAAGTCCAGTCGATCCGTACCGGTGTAGAACACAACTACCAACCTGTCGACCCTACCGACATGGCCGATCCCTCTGCACACGGCGTAACCGACGAAGGACTAGACGCCACCCATCGAGCACTTTACGTAAAGGACTGACGTGGCTCTCGCCTACGAACCATACGTTGACTACGACCCGATGGGTAACTTTGAGGATTGGGAACTGACTCAACGTCTCATGGAGTTGTACCACCTCGCTAAAGAACACCGCCGCCAACTGCAGTCAGTCTGGCGACGTAACTACCTCCTTACCACCAACCGTCAGTACAGCATGGACACGCGCCAGCCGTGGACCCCTAACGTTACCGACTCGGAAATCTGGCCCATCCTCTCGTCACGCATCGCATGGATGACGGACCAAAACATTACTCCTATCGCTGCACCTGCTACCTCTGCCGGTGACAAGTTCGTTAACCACATGCAGAAGCTTTCGAGCGACCTGGAAGCAATCCTAACCAGTACCGCCATTCTCGACGGTTGGGATCGGGAAATCGTCCTCGCCCTATGGGATGCTGCACAGTTCGGCGCTGGCATCCTTAAGGCATGTTGGGACAGCGGGCTCGAGGAGGGACTAGGCAACGTCTCACTCAAGCGGATTGACGCCTGGTCGTTCTACCCCGATCCCAACGGCACGAACATTAACGACTGCCAATACTTCTTTGAAGTCCACAAAATGACAATGGACGAGATGGAAAGAAGGTGGCCAGATGCCGACTATCGAGCCATCATGGCGGCTGCAATGTACGGAGACAAGGCAACTGATGGACAGCAACGGCCTATGTCTAGCATGGGCTCTAGCTTCCCAATGGCGCAACCTGGCAACCTACCGGGTTCCACATCTACCGTTTGGGGACTGCCCGGACAAGCTGCCCAAAACGCTAGCTCTAACATTCTCACAGAAGGTGTAGACGTTTATGAATGTTGGATTCGGGAGAACTGGGAAGAAGAACGCGAGCAAACCGATTGGTCCGCTGGTGATACTGGACCTGAGCGTGTCGTCTACGACTCTTGGAGAGTCGTCGTCTTTACAGGTAACGTCGTACTATTCGATGAGTATGCCGTCGATCTGTGGGAAAACAACCGCCACCCGTATAGCAGATACGTTGATGAGGAGATGGGCGAGTTCTGGCCCACACCCATTGTCAGCCATCTCGCTCCCTGTCAAATCGCCATTAATCGTATCCTATCGTCCGTTCAGGGGAACATCGAGCTAGTCGGTAACCCTATCTTCATGGACGTTAAGAACTCTGGTCTCGAGCGTACCCAAATCGTCAACCGTCCTGGCATACGACTTTCGATGTCGAGTCAGACAGCAAACTCCGCTGGCGCTAAGCCTATGTGGATGGAGCCGCCGAAACTCTCCGCCGATGTCTGGCAGGGTATCCAGTTTTGGAAAACTGCAATGGAGAACATCAGTGGACTATCGGGTGTCAGTAAGGGTCAGCAGCCGTCAGGCCGACAAGCGCAACAAACTATACAATCAACTCAAGAAGCTGGCTTTGTGCGAATCCGTGGAAGTCTTAGGAACTTGGAGAGGACACTTACCGAGCAATACAACCTACTCTCTCACCTTGCTATTCAGAACTACGACACTCCAAGAGTTATGGCCATTGTTGGAGAAGATGGTGCTAACAGTGCCATCCGATTTGCTGCTCGACATTTCTATACTCCAAGCCCCGATGGTGCTCTCCCTATGAAGTTTTCCATGCAGGTTGTCGCCGGTTCTGGCAACCCAACGTCTCGTCAAGCTCGTATCGCAGAAGCAGACGCACTACTCTCCATGCACGCTATCGACCGGCAAGCTGTTCTACAAACTCACAACTTCCCGCACTGGCAGGACATCGAACAGCGCATGGAAGCCAAAGAGCAAGCGCAGATGGAGATGCAGGCGAAAATCGCAATGGCAAAAGGTTCGGGGGGTTCTGGTCAACCGACTGGTCCTGGCACTGGTCACCCACATTAGGGGGAGAATGAACGACGATTGGATGCTAGAAGGGGCGTGTCGAATCCTACGCATCGACCACCGACTGTTCTTTCAAGTCATCGGGCGGCATCAGGATATTACTTATACGGCTAAGCGGGTTTGCGACTCCTGCCACGTTAAAGAAACCTGCCTCGAGTTTGCGCTCGATAACGGTATCAACGATGGTATATGGGGTGGCCTAACGAAACAGGAACGTAAACGCTTACGGCGTGAGCGCATAATGCTTGCTCATTCCGCTTAGCCATCCCACACTATCCGCATGGCCGAATATAACGGACCCGCCACCAAGAACGAGGTTGAGGTCGTCTCGACCGCCACTGGTGGCCACCGTGCTCCCGATCGTTACGCAACCGGTCCCGATAACGAGGACAAGTTCGGTCACTCGCACGATCACATTATCGACGGGTCGCTCGACCGCTATACGAGCGAAACACCCGAGGGCTGGCGTCCCGGTTATGGACACAACTGCTAATGGCATTCAAGTCTCTCATCTTTAAGACGGGTGGCCGCTCCGGTCGCAAGTCATCCACTCGCAAGTCAGGACGGAGGAAGTAATGCGTCGACTCACAGTAGGCCGGACAAAGGGCTCAGGGTTCGGAACTAAGAAGCGAATCGGTCGCACTGGTCATGTTCGCAAGCTTCGCACCCACGGCTCGCGAGGTCACTGATTGCCTCTCTCACCGGGTAGCAGCCGAAAGACCGTCTCATCGAACATTAGCGAGATGGTGCATAGCGGTTACCCACAGAAACAAGCCGTAGCTGCTTCCCTGTCGAATGCACGGAGGCACCCAACACGGAAAGGGGGTGAGGCTCGTATGGCACGTCGTGGTCGTCATCACAAGCGGAAGTAAGAGCCTCCCACTCTCTTACCTCTGTTGTTCATAGAGGGTGGTCACCTTTCCGATCCGACACAGGAACGGTGGCCACTCTATATGAATCACAGAACCCTGCACATTATCCGTCAACTCATAAAGGAGCTATTCATGGCAACGTTGGATGAAGATGTCCAGGCAGCTACTCAAGTCATCAATGATCTGGTCGCCGCACTTGCCGCTACTACTGGTTCCGGTGTTTCGGCTGCCGACCAGACTGCGCTCGAGGATGCCACCGCTGCCGGTCAGGCCGCTCTTACCGGTTCCGCCCCATCTACCCCCGCATCGGTTCCCGAGACCCCTGCCGCCACCATCCCTGACCAGCCAGCGCCGGAAAACCCGGTAGTCGATCCCAACCCACCCACCGCCTAGGAGGCAATCATGGCAGATCGTTCCGCCAGTCACTACTCCGGTAAGTCCGGCAAAACTAACGTGCAGATGCAGGGTCAGACCAAAGGTGAGTACGGGTCTAACTGCACCTTGCAGCGTCGTGCCGGTCCTCCCACCGACGAGAAGCCGTAAGTAATGGCCTCTCCCCAAGGTAAGACTCCCGCATCATTTGCTGATGGCGTCAATGCCGCCATGCAAGACCTTGCTGCCGCTATGGCCGCACCGGATGCGGACCTTCACTTTGGCACCGAAGTAATCAAACTGTTGGGCACGTTCATTCAGTCGAAGCACGCGCCTCAGCAATCTCCTGCACCGGGCGGGGGCGGGCAGACTCCCCCCGGTGCCGGTGCTCCACCGGGAATGTCGACCCCCGGTGGTCCGGCAGGGGGTGGGGCTCAGAACCCTGCCATGCGTTCCATGCAGCCGCCGTCAGGGCCGTCACAGCCCGGTTCTGGTCCCACCCCTGGCCTAACCCCCAACCCCGATGAAATGCGACGAGTCATGCAGGAGGTCGCCGGTCAATGAGTTTGCCGGAAGGGGACTTTAACCCCTTTGAGTCTGCCCCAGCCGTTCCACACGGTGAGGAGATGGAAGATGATATTAACTTCGATCAGTTCCTCACTTCTCTTTCAGATGGAGGGTTCGCCTACCCCGGTAAGGCCGACGAGCCTATCGTTGCCGAGGAGCCTCAACATGAGACGGAAGAAGAACCAAGCACTGAAGAACCCGAGACACCTACCGTTTCAACGGTTCGTATCGGTGACAAGGATGTTCCACTAGAGGAAGTCCAACTGCTCTACGAGTTCGGCAAGACCGTTCGGGAGCAGGGCATCACACAGCCGCACCAGTCCGAGGAGCCCGCTCCTCCTCCTCCACCCGCTGAAGAACCGCCACCTCCCGCTGCTTCTACTGAGCCGCCTGCCTGGCTCGACCCCGAAGATGAAGTGCAGATGGGAATGTGGACTGAGCTTCAGTCCGCTCGTGCAGATGCCATCGCCGCCAAAGCTGCAACGCAAAACTTTATTGCCGAGCAGAACCAAGCTCGAGTAACGCAAGAGGTTAACGCTGGCATTCGCGCGTTCCATGATGCGTTCCCGCAACTGACCGACCAAGAGGTGCAGACGATTGCCTCGCTTGCCGCACCTACCGTGTCTGCTTTCGTTAAGACTTCCGCCACGCCTATTGAGGGCATTGCTAAGGCCATGCGTCTTACCGCACTCGATTTCGAGCCGACTCGTGATCGGGTACTTGGGCTTCAGCAAAAGAGTGGACAGCAGAAGTCAACCGAGCGAAAGTCCAAGCAAGGTTCTTTGACCCCGAGCAGTTCTGGTTCTGCCCCCCGAACTGATGTCCCCCGGTCAGCACCACGAACCGACAGAGCAGCAACCGCAGAGTTCGCTAGGGAGCTAGCCGAATCCTACGGCGCAAATGGCAGACTCAACTAGAGCCGAAAGGTAACTTCCAATGGCAGGCGCAACTCCCATCGGGACGAACACGGTAACCGCTCTCTCGAGACGGCTTATCCTCCCCCGTATCACGGATAACGTTTACAACTCGAACGTTCTGTTCTACCGGTGGTACCACGCTAACAAGTTCGCTCAGCAGGGCGGTACTCAGATCGAGGCCCCGCTGATGTATAAGAAGATGGCTGCAGGTGGTTCCTATACCGGCTACCAGCTTCTTAACGTTAGCCCCACGGACTCGATCCAGAACGCTGCGTGGCTGTGGCGGCAATACTACTCGCCGGTCACGGTCGACGGTCTGACTCTCCTCCGTGCAGACAGCCCGCTAGCCATCGCTGACTACATCGCCACTCAACTCAAGCAGGCCGAGATGGACCTGTCCGACCAGCTTGGCACCGGCCTGTGGGCAGACGGCACCGGAGCTAACGATATCGACGGTGTGATCGAGGCTGTCGACGCTGGCTCTGTCGCCGCAACCTACGGTGGTATCGCCCGGTCGGGCAACACTTGGTGGCAGTCGCAGATTGACTCGTCCACCACGACCCTTACCCTGCAGTCGATCCAATCGCTATTCGGGTCCTGCCAGCAGGGCGGTCGGGCACCTACGATCATCCTCTCCACGCAGGCCAACTACAACCGCTATTGGAACCTCAACCTGTCGCCGCAGCAGTTCCCGGTGCAGCCGGGCGGTAAGGATATGCAGCTTGCTCAGGCCGGGTTCGAGAACCTTCTGTTCAACGGTATCCCCTGGCTTGTTGACTCCCACATTCCCACCACCGGAACTTCGGGAAACATCTTCCTCTTGAACGAGGACTACTTCGAGATTGTCGTTTCAACTCGCGGCGATTTCCACCTGCAGGATTTCCAGACTCCCACGAACCAGGACGCCATGACGGCACTCCTGCTTTGGGCCGGAAACCTTGCCTGCACCAACGTCCAGCGTCAAGGCAAGTTCACGGCTATCGCCGCCTAATAGGAAAGGTACAAAATGGGCGCAACTCAACTATCCAACCCTATTGGCGAAGAAGGTGAGGGCTGGTTAACCGAACAGGTTATCGAGACATACCAGTACGACCCCTCCGTCACGTCGACAACTACGTTGTCGAACGGCATGGTTGTCATCGTCTCGTCAGGGTTCATCAACGGTGCTACGGCTACGTCGGTGACTTCGACGCAGTACCCGGTGATCCGCAAGGCCACCACTACTCCGTCCTTCACCAACATCGGCGTCGTCGTTAATGCACCGACTGGTGGCTACGTTCCTGGGTCGTTCGTGCAGGTCTGCACCAAGGGCATCACGCAGGTTCTCTGCGATGCGAACAACACCACGTTCGGTCACCTCCTACTCGCCGGCTCGACTACCGCTGGTGCGGCCACCGACTCTGCAACCGCCACCCTCGGCAAGACCATCGCCATCTGCTTGCAGACGGCGACTATTGCCTCGGGCACCGCTCTTGTGTACGGGTACGTCGGTCTGTACTGATGGCCTCTACCCTTCTGCCCACTGACAGCATTCCGCAGATCGACTCTGGCGATTCGTTCTGGATCGAGAATCATCACCCATCACGGACACTCACGTTCATTTGGGCGAAGATTCATTACAACATTGCACCTGGCAAAAAGCGCATCGTACCGTTCGAGGTAGTGTGCCTGTACTTCGGTGATCCACGGTCTAAGGTCGGAACTACCGTTCCGTACAAGGACTCTCGTGGCTCAGGCACAGTACCGGAGCGCATGGGTGAAGTTGCCCGGCTCTCCGTTCGTTACGGCGTCTACGAGCAGGGCATGGAGTCGATTGCGGAAGCCATCGAAGTTGAGAACGCACGACTGGCTCAGTTGAACGAAACCAGCGTGCAGACGATGAAGCCCCTCATCTCTGACAACTTCCACGCACGTATTACCGACCTCGAGGGTCACGAAATCCTCACGCCACTGTTCGACCACGACGGTAGCGTTACGTATGGTTTCGCACTTGACGATGACAGGTCGGACGACATTGCCGCAATCATTGCGAACTACGAGCGTCGGCTCGCAGCCTTGGAGGGGAAGCAGACAGTCATGGACGTTGAGGGCGATAACGACGACGAGGGTGTTCCAATCGACAATCCAGAAGGTCCATGATTTTCGGGTAAGGGTAGAATCGCCCCTCGACCTTTCCCGAAACGGGAGTGCCTGCCCTTTATCTCCGAGGGGCAGGCACTTTCATTTGGAGGCTTAAATGCATGCAGCCACAGCCTACGGCAGACTCTCACGAGGAGAACTGATTGAAGAACTGTTCCAGGTATTCAACACGTTAGCTGCACGCATCAAAGAACTTGGCGCACTTCAACAGGACTACAACAACGAATACTACCCTTCCTACTATCGTGCCCCCGGCAACTCTGTAGCTGCCAAAGAGAAGGAAGCTGAATACAACTCCTTGCAACTAATGAACGACCTAGCCCTGTGTAAAGCCGATATCGACATGCTAACTGCCTGTCGTGACCTTCTCTACTTTGTGATTCCTTATGCCCCCGAATGAACCTCGAGAGCAAAGAGACAGAATCCACGGTGAGCAGTGGCTTAACATCGAGGATTTCTCAGCAGGCGCATTCAGTCATAACAACACTGTCAGCTCTACGACGGACCGTAAAGTTGTCGCTCCTCCCGGCGCGAACGACCCGATAGGAACCTACGCATGTATCTGCCTCCCAAACGGCGGCCTTGGTGCTCATGCAGGTGTCGGACAAATATGGAGTTGGCCAGACTCACACGGTGGTGTCGGCGTAACCACATGGATCGGCGGTCTCTTGATCCACGACGAGACCGGCAAGATCGAAGCAATAACAATGGTGGAATGGGACACCGGCACAAATCATTTCTTTATTGCCGACTCGTGGAACCTTACGAACAGTACCTTTACGAACATTACTTCGACAACTAACCCGTCTGGTGGGATCAACGAGTTTCCGTTCGGATCGCCTTACCCGATAATGACACGAGCGGCTGCCTCTGCTCCGACGACCACAGTAGGCACGCCGGTCTGTGTGTTCCCCGTTGCATCGTTCGCCTACCCGAACGCTACTGCGGGGCAACTGTTCATGTACCCGAACCCGGCGACTCCTACGTCCTACACGCCGCTCAAGCTCATCACAGACGGCGCTCCTCAATCCCTAACAGGTATGGTCCTCGGGCACCAGAACAGAGTTATCGTTCTGGCCAACGCCGGATACGGTTGGCCTCTCGGCGGGGCAGGAGCCTACGTCGTCAACGAGCAGATCAATAGTACAGACCCACCGAACAGTACAACGTACCCATCACAGACAACAGCCGGTCAGCAACTTGTGGCTGCAGCAGAGGAACCATACGGTTTCGGGTGTGGAGGTTCGATCAGTGCAGGTGAGCTATTTCTGGTTAAGCGTCGGGGTGGGGGTGTCATCATCAATGGTGACATCATCCAACCCACGTCTATCACTTACCTTCCCGGCGTACAGTCGACCGGGACGAACTACGGTAATGCCGACTCGGGAACGCAAGGGCTGTTCTATTGTTCAATCGACAATGGCGCTTGGGTATGGAATGGGTCCAACACGTCACAGAAGATTTCGCAGCAGCTAGACGATTCGTTCTTCCAGACTCCCGACTCTGGCATCTACCTGCAGTGGTACGTAAAGTGCATCGGAGACAAAGCGTACTTCTCAAACAACTGGTGCTATGACATGCGCACGAACAGTTGGTGGAAGTATGCACCCGACCTGCAACAAGGCGGGCACGCCTTCTTCTGGATTCAAAACGTTGACGGTTCTGGTTTCTATGCCGCTCCTCTTACGTTCCAATCCTCCAACCTGAATGCCATCTTCCGGTTCGACTTCAACTTCCCAGCGCAGCACTATCAGTGGAGGTCAACCCCTCTGAAGCTCGCCGGGGAGGATCGTCTACTGGACATACGTGAAATCGTTGTGCGGGCTAGCTGCGCCGGGAACTTTGGACAGGTGACAGCTAGCGTGATCGACAAGGGCTCTACCGTGTGGGGACCGGTGACGCAGACGGGCGTGGTCTCGAGCGGGCCGGACCTCATACGATTTAACGTTGCCGCCCTAGGCGTGACCGAACCTCAAATCCAACTCAATATCGACAACCAGTCCTCGAGCAATGACATGCCGATCATCCACTCTATTTCGGTTGCCTACCGGCAACGTGCGCACCAGGAGTACACGAACTAATGGTAACCCTTGCCAATGCCCGTACTCAGGTGCGCAATCTACTGGACGAGGCGAACGCACAGTTCTGGTCGGACTCTCAACTTAACAGTTGGCTCAACGAGGCATGTGCGGACAGTCAGCGTCGGGCAGAGTGGAAAGAGAAGATTGCCACTATCTCTGTCGTTGCCGCTACGCAAAACTACAACGCTCCTAGCGACACGATCCGTATTCACCGTGTGACCTTCACACCGTCTGCCCCACTCTCCAATCAGAACACGTACACGTTGGAATACCGTGGACTGATGGAGATGGATCAAGTGTGGGGGATCAACCAGACTTGGCCAGCCTCCTACCCGCTGTACTACACACTGTGGGGGCAGCCTGGTAATGCAACACTTTCTATTATCACGTACCCTGTACCGTCTCAGGCGGGCAATATGTCGGTCTACTACTTCCCCGAAATCACAACGGCAGTAGCAGACGGCGACGCGCTAGACGCTCCGCAGGGGTTCGAGGATATGACTTACGACTACTGCATGTACCGTTCGCTCCGTAAGGACGCCGACCCCCGTTGGCAAGAAGCCAAACAATCTTACGAGGAAAAACTGGTTGCGCTCATCGACAGCAGCCGCACCTACCAGGACCAAGCCGGAACATTCGCTACTGGCCAGCAAGCACTCCCGCAGTGGCTCACTAGCTCAGAGGGTTGGGGATGACGTTCCAGAATCCATACCAAGCTGATGCCGCTCGTGGCATTAACCCTACTCAGGGTCTACCTACCTCATCGACGCCACCTGTACTACAAGGCAGTGGCACGACAGCACAGCAAGCAGCTATCAACCAACTGTCGTCACAGGCCGGTCTTGGGGTTGCCGCCGATCAAGCCGGTTACGCACTCGACTACCAGCAGCTTGCCTCCCTCGGTGACCAGCAGCAGCAAGCAGACGCCTACGCACAAGCTATGTCGGGCTTCAAGGGCTCTGAGCTACAGATCGCCGGACAGAAGATCGGGCTGCAGCAGACTGGCCTACAGGAGCAGATGGCAGCCTCCGCTGCACAACAGGGCATAGAGCAGAAGCAGTACGGGCTCCAACAGACACAGTACCCCGAACAGTATGCGGAGGCCGCACTTAACTACATGACCAGCCAGCGGGGGCTGCAGGGCCAGCTTGCCGCTAACGGTGTGCTCAACAGTGGCGGTTCGACAATCCAGCAGACCAACCTCGCACAGAACTTTGCGTGGCAGAACCAAGACATTGCTCGAGCGCAGGGGCTCTCTCAGCTTGGCCAACAGTCCGAGCAGATCGGTTACAACGCACAGCAGCAGCAACAGCAACTCGCACAGCAGAACCTCACCTATGCCGCACAGGCTAACGGTCTGTCCGAGCAAGAGCTAAACGAACAACTCAACTACCAACTCGCACAGAACAAACAATCTGGTATTCAGTCAGCCGGACAACTCCTCGGGCAGATGGGCAATCTTGCCGCTGGTGATGTCTCGACAGAGATTCAATCACTGTTGCCACTTGGTTATGCCGCAGGACTCAATCTCGCACCAGGGGGTCATCCATGACGCAAGGCGTCGAAACTCCAAAGCCTCTCAAGTCCGGTACTCCGTTCGAGGCTCCTAGCTGGATTCCAAAGGACCGGTCGTCGTCTGACCCGTCGTCGTCCTCTACAGACAGTGGCAAGACAATCGACGCCAGGAATCTACACCTGCCCGATATGTCGCAGCCGCCGACACCCCTGGCTAACGATGTGGCTTCCAAACTCTCTAGCCTCTCGAAAGAACTCAACGCTCTGCCGAGTGAATATTCAAACGTTATGTCGCAGATTTCCAACCTGCCTGAGAACGTGCAAGCCGTCCCCGTCAACCCTGCCGTCGCAGGTGCGCCCGGTGAAGCACAGAACGTTGCCAACGCTAAAGCACTGTCGGCTTCCGAATCTGCCGTCACCTCCGATCTGCAGGGTACAGAGTCACTTGTCAAATCGGCACTCGAAGCCATAGGCCCCGCCGCCAAGACTGCAATCAAGGACATGCCCTACGCCGACATTCTCGCCACCTCTCTCCTGCAGAAGAAGAACGAAATGTTGTACGGCACGACACCCGCTGCAACGTTCAAAGCCGCCGACGAGTCAAGCTGGTCGCCAACCCTTAAAACCATCTACTCGTATATTCAGGGTTCGGGGGGCGGCGGCGCACAGGTGACCGGGCCGACTGGTATCGGGGGGATCGGCACGATACCGAATGCAGGCACACTGGGTGGCGGGGGAGCGTCACCCTACGGCACGGCACCCCTTGGCTCTAGCACCTGATGCAGTCCTCTCCTAAATCCTCTTGGCAGTCATTTCAAAACGACTGGCTCAAAACCGCTGCTTGGGCACAGCAGCAGGGCATCAAGCAGAACCAGTTCATGCCCATCTACAACCAGGACGCACAGAAGCTCCTGCAGTCCGGCTCGAGCATGTCGCAGTCGGAACGTTTCCGTGCCGTGCTGGCGGGCGCTGGCAAGGGCCTGACCGCCCTACCCCAAGACAACCCGAACCCTACCGACATCTACGGTAACGTTCTCCGCAACGCAGAACAAATCTTCACAGGGCTAGTCAACCCGAAGAATCCCCTTGGGCTCCGCACATTATTCGACTCTGTTGCCAATGCCGCCGAGCACCCCGGCGCACAGCTAATGAATCCCTTTGCGGACATTATGCGGCTAAACACTATCGACATCTGGAACGGTAAGAGCCGGAACAAAGACCTGCACGATTTCAGTCAGGCTGTTCTTGGGCCAAACAGTATTCTTGCGTTTGTCCCCGGCGCTGTCGATGTGGCGCACGCCGAGCAGGGCATCCAGGGCTGGAAGTACATAGCGTCGAACCCGCTCACCTCCGTCCTCGATGTGGTGCCCTACAGCCGTCTAACGGGCGGGGTCATCTCCCGGTTGGGCTCCGAATCGGCAGTCGCCTCCATCGCCGCCAAGGCCGGTGTCCACGCCGACGAACTCAAGGGCATGGGTGGGGCGCAGCTAGCGTGGAAGATGGCAATGAATGCCAAAGTCCCCGCCAAGCTGGGCGGTCACAAAGTGTTCGGTAACGTTCCGAACCCTGCCGCCGAGAGCGGATTCCACGAGACCTTCCACGACCAAACGGTAGGTGACCTGAAGAACTCTCTCCTCGAACACATCGGCGCAGCAGGCTCACAAGCCGATCTCAACAAAGCCATCCGCGAGGAAGAACAGGTCGGCCAGACAGAGAAGATCGCTCTGCTCGAACCGTTCAACAAGGCTTGGAACAAACTCAACAAAGAAGCCACTCTCGGCGTCGTTGGCTACCTGTCCTCTGAGTACCGCATTACAGACTTCCGGCCCGATTGGGAAATCACCGACGACCCTCGGTTCTCTATTGACCAACGTGAGGCCATCAAGCATACCATCGAGCTTAACCGTAAAGTCACTGACATCTATATGAACAGTGGCAAACTAAAGATGATCCGTACTGCTACGGGTGGCTTTGAAGCCTACATGATGGGACCGGGCACTCGAGGAAATAAAGTGCTCTCTGCATCGACTGCCGCCGATAAGGCTGTCGAACGTCTGCACACTGCAGCTTGGAAGATGAACAAGCTCATGCAGCAGACCCGCTTTGTTGACGACCTGATGATCCAGTATCTAGACCAAGTAGACAAGTTCCGTGTCAACGTTTGGAACCGGATCAAAACCTCCATCCCCGATCTCATGCTCAAGGGCGATGACAACGAGGCATACCGCAACCTAGTCAACGCTCTGCCCAAAGAGGACCGGCCAGACTATAAGCCCGGTGTAACCGGTCGTAATCGTGTCCCCATCCCGCCCGGCGCAAAGAAGAACCTACAAGACTTCCTCGGGCTCGACCAGAAGATCGAATCACGCGTCTACCGTGGCGGCGGTAAAGAGGCAATACCGTTCGACGGTCCCATGACAGCATGGTCGCAGGCCGAACGCACCGCCTACGACGAGGCCAAGAAGTCAGCCGAGCGCCTGCCACCGGACGCACCGAAGCCCAGTCGCACCTCTATTATGAAGCTCGCAGAAAAGCGTCTGCGTATTACCTCTGTCGTACACGACGTTCCGATCCACGCACCTGTTCCTCCCGGCGTTGCGAAAATCCTCTATGAAGTCTCCGGTCCCGGTCAGATTGTCGACCAAGCCAAAGCCGCATTCGACAGCCAAGAGTGGGACAAGCTCCTCGCACTTGCCACAGCCGCCCGAGACAAGCTTAACAACAAGTCCTTCCAGTCACCTACTCGCTCTGCCGACCTCGCTCAACTGGTCGACATGGTAACTAAGCTTCAGCAGTACGCTAAGACTCGTGCAGATGCCACCGAGCGTATCCGTGGCATGTGGGAAGGCAAATCTAAAAAAGGTACCAATGTCGAACGGGGCTCAAAGCTCCGTACAGCCCGCAAGAACTCTGTTGCTGTTCTTGCTCGCCAGGCCACCGATGCCGTCGAAGCCTTCAAAGAAGCCTCTATCAAGTACCCGCCTGTACCGTGGGACATCTTTAAGCGGCTTGAGTACCAACGCCTTTTGCACGAGCGTGAAGAAGGCGTAAAGAACGCACAAGATGTTGTCTCCCACATGCGTGCAGCCGGGGTCTCCGAAACAGACCTCGGCACGCTACACGACAACCCCAACGTTATCGGGGAGCTTGCCCAAGTCTCCGCTCGCGTCAGCGTCGAAAATGACATGCTTCCCAACATCGAGCCGGGGCTGGCCGACCAAATCAGCCGGGAAGCCGCCGAGCAGGCGTTCGACACCCGCAAGAAAGCCATCGCTGCAGGCGTCGACCCGCCACTGTATCTAGCCACCCTTCACCCCGGCGACAGATTGGAGGGCACTGCTGCCGAACTCTATAACGTTACTATCGGCAAGACTTCTATCTCGAGAGAGCAGGCCACGTTCGACAAAAATCAGGACATGGCGCAGGCAACCATATTCGACTACCAGGCGGCAATGAACAAAACGGTTCACGAGATGGTAGTGCGTGACCACGAAATCCACTTCCAAACGGAGCAGATGCCTGCACATCTCCACTCATTGTCATTCGTAGAGTCCATCATTCGTAAATACTTCATCCCCGAGATGAAAGAGGCAGGCGTCATTCCGCCCGAACCTGGCGGCGTTCGCACTGCCGACTACTCCGCATTCGTTGAGAAGAAACTTTCCGATTGGGGGTTCGTCTCCTACAACCCCGAAAAGATTTTCTCCACCTCAATCGCCAAGGTCGCAACCGGCGACCAAATGCTAATCCACAAGGACATTCTGCACGGTCTGGAAATGTCCTGGGAGCGCCTGAAGTTCCCCGGCTCCAAGTTCTACGACCGGGCAACCGGCACGTTCCGTACCTCGATTCTTGGCTACTCGCCACGTTTCACTGCCCACATTATCGTCGGCGGCACGGTACTGGCCGCTGCCAAGTCCTCGCCACAAATCGTTAAGCACCTTGGGGACGCTTGGCACATCACTCGAGCCCTGACCGCAGGTAAAGAGTTTCCCGCCGAAATCGCCGCCAAGTGGAATCTCGGCCAAGAAGATATCACGATGGGTAAAGTGTTCCCGCACAACTCTACCCAAGAGGGGTTTGCCGACGTTCTTCTGCAACACGCAATGGGTGCGTCAGCCTCGCAATACCACATTCAAGAGCTAATCGCTCAGATGTTCGGCAAGGAAGCAGCCGACTTCAAACACCCCGACTTTATCACCCACTATCTAAAGGTCATCCCTGAGCATCAATACAAGCTCACCCGGTTCGCCACCAACATGCAACGTTCTGCCGTCCTGCTCGACGGTCTGCGTGCGGCATCCCGAGACGAGCATTTCTACATGGACGAGTGGGACGAGGAAGCCCAAGCTGTCAAGCGCGCCAAGTACGACATGACGCCACAGCAAGCCTTCCACCAGGCCATGATCCACGCCGAACACGTTATGGGCGACGTTCGGCGTATGACCCCCATCGAGTACAACATTCTCACTCGAATCTTCCCGTTCTGGTCGTGGACTCGCCACGTTCTTAGCTACGTCCTCAAATACCCCGGCGACCACCCCTACCGTGCCATGTACCTGTCCCAAGTCTCCCGTATCAACGCCGAGAACACGAACCCGGCTCTACCGCTCCGCTCTCAACTCCTGTTCTTCTTGGGCAATCCAGACCCCTCGGGTAACGTTACCGCTATCGACTCTCGAGCAGCTAACCCGCTCCGTGACACGGCACAGTACATGACACTCGCTGGTTGGCTGTCAGCCGCTAACCCGCTGCTTACTGCCGTACCAAACATGGTCGATCCCAACCTTACGTTCGGCACGAACGTCCTGTACCCAACCATGTCGTACAACGCACTCTACGGAACCACTGAGGCCGGGCCTGCCGGATCGTGGCTTACCCCCATTGAGGGCATCATTCCCCAAACAGCAGCCGTCGACCAAGCTCTCAACCTCTCGGGCCAGTTCTCCTACCTCAAAGGCCAGAACCGGAGTGCCTACATCAAAAAGGTGTTCGACACGTTAGGCGTTTCGTGGATACCCCAGCACCTTAATCTTAGACAGATCGCTGCCACCAACGAGCTAGACCGTTACAACCAAGCTCGAGCCGCAGCACAAGACGCATGGAAATCTGGCGACTTTTCCGCACTTAAGGGTTACCGTGCTGTCCCCGATCCTCGCAACACCGAATACGACATTACGCCTCAACAACTCGAACAGGTTTATGCCCAAACAGCAGGGGCTCTCGGGGTCGGTATCAAGCCCGGCGAGGTCGCCGCAGTCACACCTCGGCTGCAGAGCCCGAAGTTCTGAAAACCGTCCCCGTAAAGGGGTGCCCTGGCCCCGCAAAATCCAGCAGTGGAGCCAGCTACCAGAATCGCTTAGAGGCCGGCAAATCTAATCCTAGGCCCTCTCCGTGGAACGACGCCTGGCGGGGGTGCCGGGGGCGCAGCCCCGGCTTTTTTATAGGGCACGACCTGGGAAATCCATAGGGTTTTCCACAGGTTCTCCCTAGGTGGGGATGACCGAAAGGAGTAAGCTAAGCCCACCTCCGTTCGCGCCCCTTTGGGAGGCCCTGCCTGTGTCTGAAACGCCCCTCACTCACAACCCTGACGGCACGTCAACGGTCCGTATCACTAAGCTACGCCAACTTGTCTTAGAGACACATAAGCCTCAATATAAGACAGCAGCGGAAGCGGGTATTCATCCTTATACTTTGTCACTTTACGTTCAAGGTAAGCGAGATATAAGCACTCTACATCTCGCTAAACTATCAGAGGTTCTACACCACCCACCTGAAGATATCGTCGGGTGGGTTTCTTTTACTGTCGATTCCGAGGGAAACGTAACACTGTAGCACCATCCGTAGTACAGAAATACAAACAGACGTTCGGTACTGTATTACGGTAGCACACAGGTTCCAGTGTGCTCTCGTAACACGGAAAACAAATACTATATAAACGGGGCGGGAAATGGGCCTGAAAGTGGTGACCGATGCTTGGAAGAAGCCGGATGGAATATCTGATGCGCAATGGCAGAAGCGAATCGAGGCATGGGGACTGGACGATGCACCTGACAGTATCGAGAGGTTCAAGGCCAAGCGTGGCGATACCGTTCACGTTCAGTTCAGGATGGACGCCAGGGTACACCACTCCCTTATGGTGATCTTGGGGAGTCAGCTTGACCCGTCTATCGAAACACTATCTGACATATTCAACGACGGTACCGCTAAGTTCCTTGATGACTGGACCCTTCGGTTTGCCGATGGTCCGACAGGCCGACTGCTTCGGTGGTGGACACTTGAACGTCGGAAGCAGCAACGTCAAGCACGTAAGCAGTTCCTTGAGATGGTAGATACGGAGATACGAGAAGCTGTTGAGGAGTCAGACAAGCGCACGCTTAGCGCCTGCCTAGATAGCCTATATGGTGAGAGAGAAGATACCGCCAACCATGTCCCTCAATCTTACATTGATGAACTGGACAAGCGTATTGCCAAGATCGAGAGTGAACTGAAGCGTTGAGCGTAACCCTGCCTACGTGGGCTACAGAAGTCCGGCCTACGCAAGTAACTGCCATTCAAGAAACTCTGTCGGCATTTTCTGACGGGGCTCGGGTAGTAATGCTCGATGCTCCCACTGGTTCCGGCAAGACCTTGATCGGAGACCTTGTTCGACAGCATCTTAACGCTCGCACGTTATACCTGTGCTCGTCTCTTGCACTCCAAGACCAGTTTGCTCGAGACTTCCCCAACGCTAAAATCCTAAAGGGCCGTTCGAACTACGCCACCGGGGACAAGCCGTCCACCTTCCCCAAACTCACTGCTGGCGACTGCACCAAGCTTCGCACCATCGTTCCTGCCTGTTATTCTTGCGACCCCTCTACAGATGACCGCATGGAGATGCACTGTCGTTGGTGTCACCCTGTCATCGACTGTCCCTACGAGATAGCAAAGCAAGATGCAGTACGGGCTCAAGTCGTCTGCTCTAACACTGCCTATTTCCTACATGAAGCTAACTACGTTGGCTCACTGCCTCTCAACCGTCAGCTAATCGTCATAGATGAGGCCGACACTCTCGAGGATCAGCTTATGTCGTTCGTGGAAGTGTCTGTCACCCAAAGGAAGGCTAAAGAGTATGGAATCAATCCCCCTGTTAAAAAAACTGTCGAATCTGCCTGGATCGAATGGGCCGTGGGCGCAGAGCACGCGCTATCACAGTACAGAGTTACCGGAGATACTGTTACTGCTATCCGAAATCGAAACGCTCTTAACCGACTCCGCAGCAACATTAAGCGACTCAACGACCCTACAACTGGATTGGCTGCGGGAGGGTGGGTCTACACCGGATACGATTCAGGTAATATTGCTTTTAAGCCCATCGAAGTCAGACACCTCGCCACCGAATACATCTGGCGACATGCTCCCCGGTTTCTCTTGATGTCTGCAACGACTATCTCGTTCGATGTACTGGCTCACACACTAGGGCTCGACTATTGAATCACGCCTCAGTGGTAGTGCCCTCAACGTTTCCTGCGTCACGCCGTCCAATATATATTCACCCTATTGCCGAGATGACAAGGAAGAATAAAGATGTCGCCTATCCGCTCGTCGCCAAAGCCCTCTCAAAAGTATTGGATCGCCACCGGGGGGATAGATGCTTGGTTCACACGGTCTCATACGATCTCAATAGGTATCTTTTCGATCACCTATCACCCGAAAGAACAATCACTTACAATAGCACACAAGAAAAACAACGTGCGATTGACCGATATCTCTATACGACCGGATCAGTATTACTTGCCCCTTCTCTTGATCGAGGTATCGACCTCCCTAACAATGACTGCCGGGTCATTGTCGTATGTAAAGTGCCATTCCCTTCATTGGGGGACAAGCAGGTTTCAGCGAAGCTCTATTCACCAGGAGGCCAGTTATGGTACTCCGTCAAGACGGTTCGATCGCTAGTTCAAATGACAGGAAGGGGGATGCGTAGCGAAAACGATTACTGTGAGTCCTACATTCTCGACGCATCATTCATTAACCAAATCTATAAGCGTCACCGCCAACTTCTACCGCAATGGTGGTTGGAGGCTTTGGACCTTAGACAACCTCCATTATGAAAAGGAATACAATATGACATATGCTGACGCATGGCAGCTAGACAGCGGACTGCGAGAGGCAATGGACCTCGAAATCCACCTGGCGTACTTCGGCACTTCCGCCGATTACCAGGGCGGTCGGGTCTACCTACTGTTCCTCACCGGCTCAGATGAGAATGGTGAGCCCGCTGAGCTACGCATGTCGGTTGGCGGGGACTGGACTTCTCCTGACGGCGGTAAGACCATCGTTCACCCGAAGAAAACCCGCATCAACAAGAACAGTATCTACGGGCACTTTATCTCCTCTGCCGTGTCGCTCGAGGACGTTGTAGACGGCAAGCTGCTCCGAGACATTATGTTCGACCGGGGCACGCCATTGGAGGCTGACATTTGGGTCGGTGTTAAAATGCACCTTGACCTGCAGGAAATCTCGTTCGGTAAGAACGTCGACCCTCAAGAGCGTCTGCTTCCTACCAAGTTCCTCGGCCTCTCGACCGAATCAGCACCACTCTCAGCACCGGTACCGGCTGCCCCCCAGCAACCGGTACCGGTACCTGCTACACTAACACCTGCGGCACTCTCCCCACAGGAGCTTGTCGCACAGGCTAAAGCATCTGCGGCTGTAACACAGAACGGATCGGCTCTTTATCAGGAGATGATTCAGTTGGCAAAGGCATCGGCAAGCCATGCGGAGTTTATGGCAGCGGCGTTCGCCCGGCCCGACGTGCTTGCAGACGAGGAGCTAGCTATGCAAGTAGCAGACGAGGCAACTGGCATCTGGCCACTTGCCACCGCATAGAAAGGAACCGGCGTGACTGATACAGCCACTACCGAAATCAACTTCACTCCCGCCACCATCCCTGACGCCGTTCGCAGTGGTGGTGAGGGTCGTGAGCCCGTCAAGTGGGAGGAGCTTCTTGCACCTCTCAAGCCCAAGGTTGGGGAAGGCTTCTTGGCCTATCAGTACACCAAGAAGACTGCCGCAACCTCTCGTGTCGCTAACATTCGGAAGCGACTGTTCACCGCAACGCCTGGTGACAACTGGACCATCGTGGTTCGGCCTGTCCCCAACTCCGACCCCGAACTGTTCGGTGTCTACGTGCAGTTCAACGGTACCTACACGGAGGAGGAGCAGAAGCAGCGGGCTGCACAGCGCCAGGAGCGGGCGGCGAAGCTGCAGGCTGCCAAGGCGGCTGCGGAGGCGGCTGACGGGGCTGTGGGTGCGGAGGCGTCCGTCGAGACGCCTGCACAGCGGGTGGCTGCGGCTCGCAAGGCACAGCCAACCAGCAAGTAGTACAGTCGGGCTTGTCGGGTGCTGGCGATGTTCCTCCTCGGTATCTGGCTCGGGCAGCAATGCCCGACAGCGGCAAGTGTTCTCACCTTCGCTTGCCGCTGTCGGGCTTTACTCCAAAGGTGAGGGTAAGTTGTCAGACGCACCAGCCGTCCAACTGAACGATAACTGTATTATTTACCGTGCGAGCGCGCTCGGCTCGTGCATCCGGCGCATGGTAGCTGCTCGGCGGGGTTTCGATCCCAAACCTCCACCCGCTAAGTTGCAAGCCGCCTTCGATGAGGGACACGCGCTTGAGCCGGTCATCCTTAACCTCTTGGCCGAACGGGGTTGGGACCTCAAAAACCCTCAAGCGGAAGTCGAGTTCGGGGTCGGCACCAACCCACAGGGCCAACGCCTTATCGTTCGTGGGCACGTCGACGCAATGGGTAGGCCCCCGACAGGTGGCATGTGGATGCCGGTTGACGCCAAAGCCTTTGCCCAATCCACCTACGATAACTTCTTCGCAACGGGCATTAACGCTTTCCCTCACTATTCCTGGCAACAGTCGGTCTACGCCCATGCCACCTATTCCCGTTCCTTCTGTCTCCCCATCTTCAACAAAGACGACGGACAACTCAACGTTAAGGTTTTCCATACGATCCCACATTCGATCCGAGATATCAAAGATCGCATCGACACCATCGAGAATCTAGCTACATCACAAGCAGACTTTAGCAGTATCACCTGCCCTGCCTCATGGGGGTGTCCCTATGATTACCTGCATGACCACAAGCCCGTCGAAACCTTGCCTAACGAACTGACACAACTGGTCAAGAACTACATCGCTGTAAAGCGTAGGATTGAAGCCTATAGTAAGGCTCGTTCTGTGCTGGCAGACCTCATCCAGTCTGGACTTCCCCAAGATGGGGGGACAACATTCAGGGGCGAGGATGCTATAGTCTCACTTGTCAGTAACAGCAAGCGTATCGACACGCAAAAGGTAAAGGAGCTACTTGTCGAAGCAGGGTTGGACCCCGACGAATACTATACGCCGGGGCAGGGGCAGCATATTGTAGTTAAGGAGAAAACTACATGACAATCACTAAAACGGTAATCAACGCATTTCCTGACCGAGAGGTAGTCGATGCGACGGCTCCACTCGATATTGTTGTCAAGCCAGGCGACATTGCCAAATCTACGCCGGGCGCACCCCGAGAGTGTGCCTTGTCGTGGGCTTGCTATCGGTCCATGCCGATTGATGAGGCGGTCATCTACAAGTCGACTGCTTACATCATCACCAAGGATCAGATCATCCGGTACAAGCTCAACCCCTCCACTCGTGAGGAGATTGTAGCGTTCGACCGTGGGGGCGGGTTTACGCCTGGACACTATGCGCTGGTTCCGCCATCACCGTCACTACGGTTCGGTGCGCCTAGGACCGCTAGCAGTAAGAGTGGTCCCAAGACGACACGTAAGCTTCCTCATCGGCGGTCCAAGAACGTTCGCCATTACGGGGACTAGCCGTGCTTGACGACCAAACCTACTTCAAGCCTGATTACGTGCAGTGTCGGTGCATGGTCCGAGAGACACAAGAGCGGATTTGCTCCAATCCGGCTAACGGTGAGGATGCACTGTGCCAAAGTTGTCGCAATGATGGCCACGGTGAAGACCACCCAGTGTTTGCAGTCATGCCGTATTTTAGGAGGGTTCATTGAATCTAGATGAGGCTCGAGCAGCCGAACGTGGACGGTGGATGGACGAACAACGTATCCGCATTGCCCTTCGAGAGATTCAAGAGGCACCGGATCGTCGTAGAACCTTACGTCGTCACGTTATAGGTGAGTGTGTCACAGCACTCATGCTGCTTTCCATGCTTGCTACGCATGTTCTTCACTGGTAGATTGGTTATGACATACCAACTACCCATTGAGAGGGGCAGACATGCGAGCAACATTCCGACTCGTCGGTTTGGCATTGGTGGCTCTAGTGGCCACCTTTGCCATTCCGGCGTTTCAGACCACTGCAGGGGCGGTCACGCAAACCGCCTACACCAACGACGTGAACAACGCAGCGTTCACGGTGCTGTACGAACAGTATGCGGCGGGCACTCCGTTGACTAGCACTCAACCGACGTGCCTGCAGAACCAGGGCCAAGCTGTCAGGGGGTACTCGGGCGGGCTCACGAACACGGTCATCACGAATGACCTCGTTGGGTTCTTCGACACGCTCATTCAAGACGGCAACCTCTGTGATCCCGGCTGGGATCAGTCGACTGACCCTGATACTGTGGCAAGCACCTACACAGTGCCAACATCAGGAGTCCAGGCTGCTTCTGCCTGTTGCTACGCACAGTCCACGCAATACCCCTACAACCCGGCAACGGGCACCGGTGGACCCTACAACCTGTGGTGGAACATCAACGGGCATACGTCGTCGGCGTGGCTGTTTACTCAGTGGTTCGGCTACGGAGCGCACTCGTTCCAAGGTCCGAACTCTAGCCCGCAGTGCTCGCCCGGTAGCACGGCACCGGGTTACTCCGTGACCATCAACTTCTGCTACTCCATCAACAACGGGGCGCTGTACTACTCGACTGACCGGATCAACTTCACTGTAACGTTCTCCATCTCCGTGTTTGGGATCGGGTACACCGTCAGTGATGTTCACCAGTATTACGTGAACGAGTGGATTAACGGCTTCTACCAGGAAGGGTGTTCAATCGGATGCTGACCGTCTTTATCAACTGGTGGGGCGGCGTAGTGCTGCCACTCGGCATCGTTGTAGGACTGACGTGGGCAGGCGTCCACATCTACCGTCGACTGAGAGGGGGTGATCGCTAGCACACGTCATAACACACCGCGAGCGATAGAAGGGGGGCAGGTTCATCGAGTACCTGCCCCCCTTCTTCCATGTCCTTAGAGAAAGAACCCCCTTGCCCTTACACCCACCCGACCCCGAACCCGAACGTATCCTGCTATTCGGTCCACCTGGCTCAGGCAAAACTACAGCCTGGCTCGACGTTGCTAAGTGGACCGCCCGCACAAAGGCACCAGGCCGCTTTTTTGTGCTCGATACCGACTTCGCCGTAGGCCGCATGTTATCCAGTTACCGTGAGGCGCAGCACATTATCGACCTGCACACCGGATTTGACTGGGCCGACTACGAGTCGTTCAAGAAAACGGTAATGACACAGGCCGGACCTAACGATTGGGTTGTAGTTGATTTCATCGGTTCCGCCTGGCAGGCCATTCAAGATCATTTTGTTGCCGAAGTCCACCACCAGGATATCGGTTCGTTCTTCCTGCAGGCACGTAAAGAGATGACCGGTAAAGGGCTCGCCGCTCTCGAGGGTTGGGTCGATTACCGTGTCATCAATGCAATGTATTTTCAATGGCTAAACCCTATTCTGTTCAAAGGGAGGTGGAATATCTTTGCCACGGCTAAGACTGACCAACTATCTTCAGACAAGAAACCGACGGAGGATTCCCAAACAAGAAGTCTCCTTCTCCCATTTGGAGTTAAACCGAAAGCACAGAAAGACATTCTCTACGGATTTCATACCACCATACTCACCGGACGTGATCCGAGGTCCGGAGCAAGAACCCTTACCGCTATCAAGGATCGTGAAAGATCAGAAACGCGTGGGCAGGTGGTCAACTCGTTCACGCTGGACTACCTTAAAGGAGTCGCGGGATGGGAGATGACATGATGTGGTGGTTACTTACACATGCCAAATATATTCCGTGGGGAGTGCGAGAAACCCCTCTAACCAAGCGACAGGTTCCGGTCGGTTACGTTGGCTACTGCGAAGTGTGCAACTGGTCTACCTCTATCTGTGTCGGCCTCACCAACGACCTCACCGCCTACAACCGTGCTGACACCAAGTTACGCAATCACCTGAAAGGTCGAGACCATAATGAGAAGGTACAGGCACACAAAACATAAGCATCGTTGGTCCCGCTGGTCTAAGCCATTCACCGACTCTAACGGTGATCGTGTTGAGGAACGTTTCTGTAAATACTGCAAGCTACCCGAACGCAGGCGGGCATTTTGATCCACCTTCTAGCACCAACGGAGCACTTACTACATGACTACTTCCGAGGAACGGGCAAACCATTTAGGGTGTCTAGTCTGCCAGAACGCCACGGTTGCGACATTGTTACTATCACCAAGCGTGGCCTCGTCGGGTATCAACGTAAGACTCTGCCTGACTTGCAGGCTAGTCTTCTTGATGGACGACTATATCTCGAACTTGCGCAACTTCAAGCGAGCGGAGGCATCTCCTATGGATACCTCATCATTGAATCCGACCTCAAGCGAACAACCGATAACCACCTCCTCGACGCAACCCTCACCATTGACCAAGTACGAAGCATTATCGTTAAGTTTGCGGCTAGTGGAATCGTCTATCTTCCGACAGCTAACCTTGCCGATACAGCGGCGTGTATTGCAAACGTTGGGCGATACCTTGAGTCAGATAGCTTTGACTCTATCCGACGACCAAAGCAAGTCACAAACGCTTGGGGAACAGTCCAATCAGACGCCTTCGCCCTCTGGCTCTTACAGTCCTTCCCTGGTATCGGACCAAAGAACGCTAAGGCCATTCGCGCACACTTCGGACGAGTCCCGATTGCGTGGGAAGTCAGCGCATCCGAGCTACAAATGGTCCCAGGAATAGGTAAAGTCATGGCCGACAAGCTCATTAAGGCCCTGGCATAATCATTGCCACGTCGCCCGAAACCAGCCAGTGTGGTACCGATCCCAAAGGATCGACAGCTTAACTGCACATGTACTGGCTACAGCGACGTTCCTTGTATCTACTGTTATTTGACTCTCACGTTCTCGCCATCAAAGCCAGATCGTAAAGTCTCTCGTCGTCGGAAGCCGGCATTCAACCAAAGGCATTTTTAAAATGGCTTTTACGACACAGACGCTTTCTGTTCATGCGGCTACGCAACTGGTCGTACCCGGTTCTGGTGCTTCTGGTTCTGGCACGTTTCTTAACACAACTGGTTCTGCGACTGACCCTTTGCCGCTGCTTATTATGAACCTGGATGGTACTAACTCAGTTACCATCGGGGGGTCAGATGTGGCATCGGCAGGAGGCATCGTTCTAAAGGCCGGATTGTCTATTCCATTCGATTGCCTCAATACTGATGCGACTTCTCTTTACGGCTATGGGGGTGCGAATACCGTATCGGTGTGCATCATGGCCGGAAGACAGTAAGTGGCTTCTGAGGAGTCGATAGGTCCGATCCTTGGCGGGGGTACGGGTAGTGGTGGTGGTGGTGGCCCTGCTATCTATGGCGAGCTATACCAAGCGTCTAATGCTGTCGCTACGTCGACTCCTACACAGAATGCCTTTGTCCAGATTGCCAACTGGACGGTAGGTGATTCGCAAGGGACTACACCTTCCTCTGGTTCCTCCAACATCACCATTCTTAGCGCCGCAGAGGTAACGCTTCTCTGCACTCTGTCGCTTCAACAGGTTTCTGGCAACCATATCTTCAACATTCAGTTCTTTAAAAATGGTTCGCCTATCAACACGGGCATCGTCTCTGGTGTTACCGTTAACTCGACTGATCCTACCCGCACTGTAACCCTCAGTGATATTGCCGGGTTAGCCATCAATGACGTTATTGATGTCCGCATAGCGTGTACTGACGCTAACTCGACATCTGTAACGGTAGTTAATGCCAATCTCTCTATTGTAGCGTGTGCCGGTAGCTCTGGTGGGGGCGGGGGTGGGGGAACCATCTCCCTCATCCAGAACACTGACGGCACGATAACGGTAGCCTCTGGCACCGGCCCGACCGTCACAGTTTCTCGAGCAGCCATTACCGGTGATGTTTCCGTCCCGGCAGGCTCGAACGCTGCAACGTTAGCCACGGTAGCTACATCAGGCACAACCGGGTCGGCCTCGAGCGTTGCTCAAATCACCATCGACGTTAAGGGCAGAGTCACCACAGCCACGGCTGTTCCGATTCAGATAGCTGAGTCTGCCGTAACAAATCTTACGACCGACTTGGCTCTAAAGGCTCCACTCGCCAGTCCGACCTTTACGGGGGTTCCTGCCGCTCCGACTGCCGCCCCTGGCACGAATACCACACAGCTTGCCACGACGGCGTTTGTGCAGGCCGCTCTGCCGACCTCTCTGCCGCCCTCTGGCGCTGCAGGCGGAGCTCTGGCAGGGACCTACCCAAACCCGACCCTGGCCTCTGTAATCACCGCTGGCGGGCCTACAGGGTCAGCTACCGCTGTCCCGACAATCACTTGGAACGCTGCTGGTCAGCTCACCGCTGTCACGACTACCTCGATCCAAATAGCTGAGTCACAGGTAACCAATCTCGTTTCTGACCTCGCCGGAAAGCAAGCCGGACCCCTAACGGGCGACGTGACTACAGTAGGTGCAGCGGCAACGCTAGTGGGCACAGCTAATGTTGAGTCGATCATCAGAGCCAACTCGCTCGATCAGATGACTTCCCCGGCTGCTTCTGTTAACTGGAACAACCAAGGAATCACTCAGCTAGCTAGTGTTTCCATGACGGACGGCACACCTGCTGACGGGCAGATCATCGCACAGCTTAATCCGCCGATCATTCTTGGTTTTGCCGCTTCTGGCGATTCTAACCACACCTTTAAGCTTGGCATGGTATCGAGTAACCCGACCCTTGCCTTCGGTGTGGGAGGCTCGACTGCAACTGACGTGATCCTTTCTCGTACTGGCACCGCCCTACTTAAAGTAGCCGCCAATCAGACCACCTTTCCCGGTGCGTCCGGTTCTTCCACCCTCGAACTTAGTCCGCAGTCCGGTACCATCACGTCAAGCACTCCTTCACCACTCATCAATGCGTGGTCGGGCACCTATACGGCCAACGCCTCTAGTTTCAACTTCGGCACGGTGATCGGTTTCGGACCTACCGTTACTTTCTCTCAGTCGGGATTTGCTTTCGGTGTCGGCCTTCTGTTCAATGTCAATCCGGTATTCAAGACAGGCACCTCAGTAGGGACTGGCTTTTCCTTCGGCCCTCTGACCGGCTTGAGTTACGTGCCTACTTTCACGGTCGACACCCAAACCGGGATCACCGCCCTCGGCACCAGTACGGCGCTTAGTAGCAACCCGGTATGGAGCCAGGCCAACTCCGGTACCGCCACGGTGGCCAGTCACGTCGGCTTCCTAACCCAAGGGAACGTCGGCACCGGCATCACCATGACTCTGTTCAACGACGTCAAGGTCCTTGACACCGCAGGATCAGGCACGATCACCACTCGCGCCGCGCTGGACATTGCCAACCTGACCAAAGCCACCACCAACCTCGGTATCCGCAACGCCTCTACCACTGTATTCACTCACAAGGTGAAAACAATCACGGCGACCTCGGACTCTATCTCTGTTGCGTCTACCACCGCTGCCACAATGATAACTCTAAACAATACTTCTGGTTCATCAAAGACCCTTGCCTCGACACCAACTATCACGGCGGGCACGGATGGTCAGCTACTCATTCTCGAGAACACGTCAGCACAGAACGTAGTGTTCCAGCGGGAGTCTGCACTTGCTGGTTCTACCCTTCGCCTCAATGCCGCTACGGTCACTCTGTCTCAGTATCAAACCATGTTGCTCATTTGGGATGCAGTTAATACTCAGTGGGTCCAACTTGGTAGCTCTGCCAACGCATAAGGAGAATGATGGCTAAACGAGAAGAAGAACTAACTCAATACAAATCGCAAGCTTACGACCTTGCTATTCAGATAACCAAGATTCAACAGCAATACAACGATATTGTTGCCAAGATCAACAAGCTAGAAGAAGAAGAATAGTTGCCTGTCACCCATTGCCTGCCTAATACCTCGTTAGGAACCGGAGAGCTATCGGTTCCGACAGTCTCCGCTGCCAATATGACTATTCAAGACCCTGGCGTCGGCAACAGGCGTGGCTATGTGGTGTTCATGCATGGCCTTAACGTTGCGCAGGTAACTAACTTTCCGCTGCCAATCCCCAATAGTGGAACGTCAGGGTTCTATAGTCGCATCGGGGACTTTGCCAACGCTGTTGTAGCCGATGGGTGGGTGTTCATATACCCCGCTTACCAGGAGGACTTCTATACCGGTAAGTTTCCCAACACACAAGGCGATTGGGGCGTCTACAACGATGTAACCAATGATTCGCAGCACGGCGTTCGTTACGTTAACTCGACTCTCCACTGGTTCGATCATCTAGTCGCCTGTCTGGCTAAGATCTACGGTGCTGGTCATCCTCTTGTCATTAGCGGGGCATCATGGGGGGCAACCCGCACACTTCACATTGCCGGTAACCGTAAATCTTCGATCCTCGGCTACATCTGCCACTATCCGGCAACCCTTATCGAAACTTGCGACAACCTCTTTACCTCTGGCATCCAGTTCTCAACCGCTAACTGGTCAGGAATGGACTTTGCCGCCAACTACCTGTCGTCAATGAACGTCACCTGCCCTGGCATCTTTGGGTACGGCACTGCCGATGAGGCTGTTGGCTATGACGGAACGACAACGGTAGACGTTGGCTCCAACAACGTAGATGTGTCGACATTCATTGGCTCGCAGACGCTTCACCTAGTCGATACTTCGACCATCGTTGTCGGACCGTCGATTAAGCTGCAAACATCTAACGGTTTTGCCTACGTTAGCTTCAACGCCAAGGGTGCAGGTGTTCTTAATAACTGCACCACAATAATCGGCACAGGCACTCTCCAAACGGGTTACACGGTTATCCAGAGTGCAAGCGCCTCGATGGTTACGTCAGCCGTAGGTGCCAGCCTTCCGCTATCCACAAACATAACTGCTCAGCCGCACGAGTTTACCGGCACTCCGTCAGGCGTTACGAAC